AAACTCTCTGAAGAAACTCAGGTCAAATATCAGACCACTCTTCAGCAAAACATTGTCTCCCACATCAACAAGATAGGTGCTAACATATTAGGATTTAAATTCCTTTATGGCCCTGACAAGTCCGCTTCTACTTACGGACTGATTAGCAACAAACGAGTATTTATTACCGCTCATTTTTTTGAAGTTAATGGATTAGACTTTACAGAAGTTCAAATCCTTAACGGTGATACTACTCTACACCGCCTCCCAGCTTCCAAAGTTACTGTCGCTCGCCTTCCTGGCCGTGATCAGTGTACTATGGATCTTCCTGAACAGGTTGCGTCGTCACCTAGTCTTACTTTTATGTCTAAGGTCGATTTTGCAAATTTCGATCTTGATAGATATCAAGTAGCTAGGTTACACAAAACCATCAGAAAAGGTGTAACAAACATACAATGCGTCACTGGGAATAATCTTAGACCTGGTGTCTCTTATGAAGACCAACTTACAACCCTCGACGGATCAAAAGTCCGCTGGAAAATTGACGATTTTATCGTCTGTGTTGGTTCTCAAGGAGAATCTGGAGATTGTAGTCTCCCGTACGTAGCGTGTGATCGTACCACTGGTAAGGTTTTTGTGTTAGGCACTCATTTTGCTCGTCTGCAAGACGACTCTTATGTATGCCCGCTTTTCGAAAGTGATAAAAATAACCAAACTGCTTACCAATCTAGCGATAAGGTCCAGTATCAATCTGAACCTGTTACTCGTAAAGGTGCGTGGCTTCCTCCCTGTGTTACAGAGACGAGGTCAATCAGCAAACAGGCTTTCTCAGGTCGTTTGAATGCTCTTGGTGAACTTAAAGTTGCCAATTTTATTCCTAGCGATACGAATTTGATTCCCTCCGCCTTTCAAGGTGGAGGTGAGATTCCTCCGGTTAAACCGATTACAGGGTTTCCCGCTCTTCTTAGACCTACAATCTTCGAGGATGGAGATGGTGAATTAATTCGCCCTTTGCACAATGCTGTTGAAAAAATTGTGTCTCCTACTGTTACTGTCTTTCCTGAATCTCTTCTTGAGTGGGCTGAAAAAGAACCCGGTAAGGCCTTCGCAGGCTTTACACCTCAGATGAGAAAGGAATTCAGAGTTCTTTCTATTGAAGAAGCTCTTGAACATCTCTCACAGGATACTTCTATCGGTTACGATATGAAAGTTCTTGGGTTCACTTCCCGTAAGGAAATGTGGACTAAAGATGAGACAACCGGCAAAGTAACTTGGGTTCATCCCCTCGTTCGAGCCGCCGTTGAGGAAATTTTTGACGCAATGAAAAAAGGGTATGAACCCCGCAACGTAGTTGCCGCTTGCCTCAAAGATGAAATCCGTGATGAACTTCGTGTTCGCATGGGTAAAACTCGACTGTTCTGTGTCGGAGGCTTTGCTCATCTCGTGGCCACTGTAATGGTCATGGGTGACATCGTCTCCTTCATGAAAGAACATCTCTCAACCTCCGATGTAGCAATTGGTGTCAATCCCCATTCTAAAGATTGGACCATGCTTATCAGAAAGCTCCTTAAGTTTCCTAACTTAGGTGGTGGAGATTTTAAAAATTATGACACTTCTATTGTGTCTGAGTTTGCATATCTCCTCTATAGATGTCTTCGACTCTATACTAACTGGTACATTACTAATTCCCTTTGGGATTGGTATTTGCGCTGCATCTGTATGTCCGCCGTCGCTCCTGTGATGGTGATTGGCACCGAGGCTTATCTTATGGATTGGATGAATTCGTCTGGTGGATGGTTAACGGGTTTTATTAACTCGTTTGTCAATGTTGTGATTTTTAATTACTACTTTGAGACCGTCTGTCAACAGAATAATCTAGATCTTGTTCGAGAAGAACACCTCGCTGCTTGGTTTTATGGTGATGACAACGCTTGGAGCGTGTCTGATACTATGAAGCCTTATTTCACTATGCGAAAGCTAGGCGATTTCATCTCCAAAAACTTCGGGATGGAATATACAACTGCGGAAAAGACCGAGATTAAGGATGATTTTATTACAATTGATCAACTTGAATTCTTGTGTCGCCGCTTTAAGAAGTGGGATCCTGAGTCGTCATTATACCACGCTCAGCTATCCGAAGATAGTATAGCCCAAATGTTGCTTTGGATTCGAAAACCAAAAGCGTCTTCTGGAGTGTCTGTTCAACAACAGCTCTCTATAAACGTAGAACAAGCAATGATGGAATACTACCATTATGGACAACAGCGTTTTGAAGCTGAAAGACAGCTTCTCTACCAATACTCCGTCCG